GTAGATGACAAAAGGTTCATTGCGGCAAGATAGGTATGTGCCGCAAGACACACACCTTTCCTTAATGATTTCTTTAGGCGGCTCTGATTTGGACTTTCTTTTTCTTGAAGCCATCAGTGAGTCTATCTTTCGCTTTTTGACCGAGCTTGCCGATGCGTTGGCTGTTGATACGCCAGCAATCATCAAGTTCATCTGAGGATGTTGCGCCCAAAAACTCTTGGAGTATTCTAGATTCTTCATCATTATCTTGTTCCTTTTTATCTTCAATCTCTGAAAGAGGCAAGTCTTCACCAGCATAAATTGTTACGCCAAGACCCATGTAAGCTAATGCTTTTACAAGGCAACGCTGATGAGCTTTGTTGACATCGAAGCTGTTTGGGTTTTGAATGCCTTTGTTGCGATGATCAAGCACAGGATAGATCTCTGTAGCAGAGTCGTCATCGATATCTACAGTTACTTTTACATAAGCGTAACCGTTAGGGTCTAGCATGTATGGTAATTGCATTTCATTATAGTCGAATATATATTTTGTGAATGTGGCTTGTGGGTAATGTTGCTTGACAATCATCCAAGCCCAGGCCCAAGACAAATATGTCATCCCAGCTTTTTTCTCAGTGTGATCTGAGCAGTCGATTGCGCTAAGTGTTTTCCAAATACTCATGTTATTCTCCATCCTTTGGTGTGTTTAATCTGCATGTAACAGTCCCTGATTTGCTTCTTGTAACAACAACTGACCAACCTTTGCGATTCCCGGTTAGCGCATATGTCATCTTTCTGCATTTGGGAGGTAGCCATTCTTTGAACATATTCTTAGATTCTGTGTTCATGTGTTCAGCACCTTTGTAGTCAATCATGTTTTCTACAGACAAATTGAGAGATGACTCAAAGTCAGGACTGAAGTCATCATGTTCACGCAAGTCCATAGTATACATGTCGTCATAGACGATTGGTGGCAGTGCATAGATAGAATCATCTACACCATTGCCTTGGTAAAAATCCCAAAACTTTTTTGCTTGTAAGAGATACATACTGCACCAGTCATTGTCTTTGATAACCTTACGCCACTTTATGGTGCATCTGAGTCCGTGAAATACTACAAACATTGTTGATTCGCTACCTGATACGAGCATGTGATGCTGAATCTGAGGCGAATAAAGTTCAATTAGATCGTCCATATCCATGAAGCCAAAGTGACACTTGACCTCAACAGGAATTTTACTCCCAACAATCATAGCGTCATATGTGCTGTGAAGGGGAACGTCTCCAAATAGCTGTGTGCGACCAGCACCACGCATGTTAGTTGTGATGCCAGACATCTCTTGCCATTTGTCAATAACAAAGGATTCCATGTAAGAACCAGTGTCCATCTTTAGCTGGACATCCTTAGATACTTTGAACTCCTTGTCACCACGTTTGATAGCGGCAGTGTTTTCCCATTGCACAATATCTCCAGATGCTATTGACTTTGCATCTGATGAGCCAATATAGGTTTTGCGTTCTGCAAGTTGTGATTCTGTAAGCATTACTTTCTATCCTCTACGCTGATAAGTTCTATGTCGCCTAAATGGTATCCACTTAGGAGCATGCCTTTCTGCTTTTGAAGTATTCTTTGCTTAGCAATTTCTTCGGCTTCTTCTTTATTAAGTGCCGCAACAGGCAATGACTTTAAAAACTCCACATGAAAATTAACCATAAATTTACTGCGATAGTTTTTGTCAACAGCCGATGTAGTTCCAGTGTATTTGCTCATGTCTTTCTCCATCCCATATCTTGAATTTTGTAAAGTTCTGGACTGATTTCGTTTGCTTGATCGTCAGCTATCTGATCAACAATAGTTTCCATCATTTTGTTTTCAAACTTGAACCTGATAAATTGAGGATTGTCATTGAAGTTAATGATAGAATCTACAAACTGTCTACGCATATGAGGCGTAATCATTCCAGCTATGTCGGTTGATAGCCACTCAAAATGTTTTTTGCTGAGATTAGCCATTTTGGCCCTCCTTTTTTATGTTGTGTTCAATTCACATTAGCAGTATTGTTTGCTTATGTGAAGGAGATTTGCATGACTGAAAAAGCTTTTACTGAAGAATTAATTAAGCAATTTCAAAGACGTAGGTACTCTCTTGGTTTTACCCAAATGGATATTGACTTGAAGATTGGCGTTGCTCCGGGACTCGTTGCTAAATGGGAAATTGGTAATCGTAAGCCAACATTGTTTAATGCGTATTGTTGGGCAGAAGCCTTAGGATGCGACATTAAATTGGAGGCTAAAGATGTTGATATGCGGTATTGACCCCGGATTAAAAGGTGGCATAGCATTTTTTGATAAAGATGCAGGATATCTCAAAGTATATAAGATGCCTGTCGTCACTAAAACTATTGCAAAGAAAAAGAGGCAGTTTCTTAATTGCCATAGGTTTTGCAATATATTGTTAGATGAAAACCCAAATAGAATTGTAGTAGAAAAGCAACAGGCTATGCCAAGGCAAGGAGTTGTTTCTACTTTTAGTATTGGTTTCCAGTATGGTATCTGCATAGGTACTTTTATAGCCCTTGGTTTTTCTTACGATGAAGTTAGACCAAAAGACTGGAAGAAAGATTTAGGCGTTTCTGCTGACAAGCAAGAGGCAAGAGAGAAAGCAACCAGTATATTTGGCAATGAAGAATACTGGCCGCTTAAATCTCATGATGGTCTTGCTGAATCAGCAATGATTGCCTATTGGGGTCATCACTTTTACTCAGACTTTTGAGGCCATGAACCATAGGGATTGAACTTAGCAAGAAGGTCTTTAAACTCTAGAAGCTTATTGATCTTCTCTTTTTTGTTAGTACCAAACGTGCCGCCAATAAACTCTTGTGACAGCATATCTATCTGCTCTACTTTGTATTTGTTGAGCCATGTTGCGTCTGGTCTGAACCACTCCATGTTAGCATATTCATCTGTGTTGAAGAGTGTTTTGCAGTCATCCCTTTGGATGTCTGTCTTGTCAATAGTGCGGATAACAGCCGCGACAAAGAGTTTATCAAGTACTTCATCTTCGAGAGTAAGACAATAGTGAACCGCTGTACCGTCATTATCATGTCTCCAAGTGTCAAGAGCGAGTTTATGATCGTCAATAAATTTCTCAAAATTAGGGTCAGTGTAGTCATCGGGTTGTTCATCCCTTTTGTAATCAGAGTTAAGTTTGCTTTCCACAATTACATTGCCAACACGGTTAGCCCACTCAAAGCCCAAATGTAGGACTCTGTGTGCAACTAATGCTTTGCACAATCTAAAGTTAAGCATAGGCGTTTGAAACATTTCACGTCTTATAAAGTCTGCAAAGTAACCATGAACTTGCTGTTCTTGAGCATTGCTCATATTAAGAGGTGTTATATTATCTTCAACGACTTCACCGTTTTCGTCAGAGGCTTGGTCGTTAATCTCCTCTACCTCATAGCGTTGAAAAACTGACTCGTTGTAACGAAAGCGTTCTCTATCATATGTAATAACCATAATGGCGTTAGCTTTGTTGAACTCAGTTTGTTCTACATCATATATCTTTTTGAACATTCTAAGGCTTGGTATCTCAAAATCCATTTTGTCAAAATAAACTTCTACATCTTCATAGACTTTTTGGTATTCAGACTTTTGTTGGCTTATGTACTCATACTGTAAGCTATTGAAATGATTCATGTTTGTTATATATGAAACATCACTGAACAAGTCTGATTCAATATTTAGTTGAGACAATTCATGTTCAGATAAAGAGTCGATGTCAAAAAGCAAATCAGTTGTTTTTGCTTTGTTCTTTGTCATCATGTGTGTAGCTTGGTTTGCATTTATGTATGTGCTTTCTTCATACATATCGAGGAATTGATCTTGTTGTTCGTGACTGCCAATGCAGAGAGCAGATGCAACAGCCATTCCAAACTTGTTTTGACGGAACTGTTCTTTAGCCGTTTCTGACAAATCCGCAAGAGCAAGTCGTTGCATAACCCATTTAGTTGTCTGACCAAAGCGTTTGGCAATACCATCATAGTCATCAGCACCTGTTGAGGCTATGCCAGCAATAACATCGCACTCATCTAGAGGGTGCATAGCTTCACGCATCATGTTGGCATGTAAGCCAAGCTCTCTGTCGTAACTGTCTACTACAAAGCATGGTACTGGATAAGTGTCATTTGCTAAAGCTTTGAGTGCTTCTAGTCTTCGATTGCCGTCAATCACAATATAGCCATTACCATTTTTGGTAACGACCAGATTGTGAAGAAGACCTTTTGAGGCTATGGAAGCCTCTAGTTGCTGATACGCAATTTTGTCTGTTGATACCTTGCGAACATTGTTAAGATCAAACTTAAGTTCACTCAGGGGAATCTGTGATAGCATCGTCTATGTACTCCACTAAAATTGTTTCTTCGTTAATTTCGAGGCCATTAAACATCTCACGAACCTTGCCATCATTGTCAGTTAAGGCAATGTTTAGGCAAACTCTGTGAGGGTGAAAGCTTCTACCTGTAGGTTGATACAGTCTGATATAGACATACCCATCATCCTGTGGCTCTATAGTTGCTTTTGATACATCAAATGTCAAGTGACCTGACACATATGGACTATGCATAGACATCATTTATCTCCTCTAGGATGACGTGTTCTACATGAATACTGTCTAGTTGTCCTTGTTCGTCAAGGATTTGTCTCTCAGCTTCTTCAATGGCAGAGTCTTCTGTAGTTGATTCTACAGTGATGTAGTATTTATTGATTGTCTCTATAGTAAAGACATATTCTTGTTTCTTTAGATTAAGCATTTAATCCTCCATGATTCTATCGGTAACATATTTGCTTGCGAGGACTGTACAAATCCATATTGGTGCGCTGATAACCGACATCATTAGTGTTGGGTTGAGGCCAATGACTATCATCATAAGTGTGATAGACAACGTGAGTATTAGGTGAACAGTGACAAACCAGCCAATCCATGAGGCTTTTGTCTTTATGCCCATCATGTGGGTCATACGTTGATATATATTCATTTGCAGTCTCCTGTTTAGAGATTGTGTTTCTTTGCGTATGCCATTGCTTCATAAGGTCCTCCTAACCAAGTAATTGATTTGCTTAGTTCCTCAATAGATGTGCTGGCTTCAATAGCTTCGCCCTCTTCATCTGTGTCAAGGACAAGGCCGTAGCCAGCAAGAGGCGATGGATAATCTTTATGGAGGAAGAACATTTGTTCAGAGCCTTTGCTGTAAAGTCCTTCGTCATCTAAAAATATATCCCCTTCATCTACTCTAACTAATGTGAACATACTGCATTCAATGTGAGTTTTAATGTCGTGCCAGTCTCCACTGTAATCTATCATGGTGATAGTTTCTCTGAATGGATCAATGATAAATGCTTTCATGGTTGTCTCCAATAAAAAAGGGGTGTGAATCCGAAAAATCACACCCCAGTTTAACCCTCTACAGGGAGGTTCTAAATAGAGGGTCTAGAAAGGAACATCTTCTGAAGATGATGGGGCAGATGAACCAGACGGTGCATCGTCACTGCGTGATGCAAGACGGAAGGTTGAACCTGATCCTGCAAGCTTGACTTTAAATGCACGTTGTTTGATACCATCTTTCTCATACTCTTCAATGATAGGAGTACCTTGAGCGTACACTGTAGTACCCTTTTTGACAAGCGGTTCAATAACATTGGATACAAGACCCTTACCGTTAGAGCCGTCCCAAGCCTCAATGCGAAACCAGTGAGTGTTCTCTACCTGTTCGCCTGACTTGGTGCGGTACTTCTCGTTGACAGCGATTGAGAAGTTAGCGACTTTAGTGCCGTTAACATCACGAACCTCTGGGTCTGAACCTACGTTACCTGATACTGTGATTTGTGCGATATTCATAGCGATTCTCCTTGCGTTAGCTATGGTTGAGTTGTTGAGGCGTCACGTCTAGCCTCATCTACCAGATTGCGACCATACATGTCTGGTACTGGTATGTTTTCTGTGAGGGGGAACATCCTCCCACACAAACTTGTACTTTTTAAATGTTGGCTTTTTGTAACCAATGATCCGCTTGGTGAAATACAAGACCATTGATATCAATGCACCACCGATGACAGCCGCCATCATACCTGCAAAAGTACCGAAGAAAAGTACGGTAAGCAGTAATGAAGATGAAATATCAACGAAAAAATCAAATGCTAAAACTTTCTTTATATCTAATTTGAATAAAAGAAAAAGTATGGCTAGTGCTGAAAAAACACCAGCTAGAACAAAAAATGCCATTGTAACCTCCTGATTTAATTATTAATTATTTGCTTGTTGCTATATATAATAAGCAAACAAGATGAATGTGTAAATGGTAATTAATGTGAATACAGTAAAAAACTTTACTAGATTAAACATAACAATCTCCGTTTGAGGCGATGGACCCCAGGATTCATCAGCACAAAAAATAGTGCCGAGAGGGACTAGCCCTCTCAGCGAGTGAGTGTTAAGCGAAGGACTCTTGATCCTCCTGTGGAACTTCTGCAAGTCCAGCTTCACGAGCGTTACGCCAGAACTGTTCGTCATCATTCATGTAGTCCTGAATGGTCAGGTTGTTACGAGCATAACGCTGACGGCGAACTCTGGGTAGCTCGGCAATGGGAGTATACGATCCCCAGTTAAGACCTGAGTCCGAGATGACCTTAGGTCTGACATTGTAGCGCATAGTGCGAAAGGCGTGCATGATCATGTAGTACTGACTACGCATAGACTCAAGCTGATCCTCTAGCTTGTCGATCTCAAGTTGCGTAATCTCAATACCCTGATGACCACGCTTGGCATCACGAAGCTCCCAACGCTTACGAGTACCTGATGTCTTGAGATTAGTAGCGATACGCTCAAACATCTGCGTCATCTGGTCGGCAAGCTTTGCCTTGGTTACGATCTCATAGCTCTCATCGAACATGTCGATAAGTGCCTGTACACGCTTGGCAAACTCCTCTGTCCAAGCTTCCATGTAGTCTGGCTTGGGTAGTGCATCCTTACGAATGCTGGTTGCGATACGATCCAGAATCTCTGGTGTCAAGTCATCCATAGTATATGTCATAATGATTCTCCTAACGATTGAATGTTGAACTAACGGTATTTTTTACGGATTGATATACTTCAGATGCGTATGCAGTGTAAGACTTGAATGTCTTGCGAGCATTGTGCTTCTGTATCTCAAGAGTGTAATACCGAATTTGCGTAAGATGCCAATTGTACAACTCTTCAGTGAGAGAGCTGTTATTTGCAACAGCATCAGTATGAAGTCTCAGATGCTCAAAAAGAGCATGTTTGATTTCGTTAAAAGTATAATTATCCATAATGATTCTCCTTACGATAATGATGGGGATGCTTGATACACCCCCATCTGATTTGCTTACTAGCTCCATTGTTGAGTATGTGCCATCTCAGCAAGCTCAGCGGCACGATCAATATCTCCAGACTCTAACGCCTGTCGTACTTCCCAATGTGACCATATCTCATCAAGCTCAGTAACTTGAACTTCTGGTAATGTAATAGGGAACTGAATTTCTGTAAGTAGTTTAGGATCGATCATGTAAACCTCCATTTGATATAATCCACACATACACAGGATCGTGTATAAATTACAAAGACCAACCAAAATACAAACAGTCATCCCCTTGCCGCCAAGGGCGGTCCGAAACGACTCATGTTGACCGAGAAAGAAAGCACAGACGGAAAGAGCAAGACAATCAGAACTACGAGTTGCAGGAGGGATTGACTGGGGGTTGTATTTTGTGGGTCATCATACGCATGATACAACGGGACTTGTGTGTGTGTGAAAACGGCCGATAGGCCGCCATTATCTTTGTTTGTCTTTCGAAAAGACAATCGGCTGTAAGGCCGAAGAGCAATGAAACTGCAACGCAACAAAGCAAAAGGGCTAGGGCTAGTCACGGAGCGAATAGCCTCTCTCGCCAAGAGAGAGCTTCGCGTAGGGACGACGACCGGGGGGACTGTTTCATGCTATTGACTGCCGAAGGGGGGTTTGTCTCCCTGAGAAAGTCAATGAGTACAAGGGCTTGTAGTATGTGACTTGACAGCCAAAACAGGAGTAGTTAACATCATTCCGTAGATAATCTGGATTGTGTTCAAATGGATAACAATATTAAAGCTAACAGTGATCAACAAGAGCGATACAAACAAGGGATCGTACCAATAGATGATATCGAGCGTGAAGCCCCAGCACTGAGACTACAGCACAAGAAAGTAACTGATGCTCAGGCTGAATTGGTTCATACGATCTTGCATGATGGTTGCAACCCAACAGAAGCTGCACAAAGGTTGGGTAGAAACAAGGCATGGGTGTATAATACGCTGAATAAACAACATGTTATCGAATATAGACAGGGATTAGCAATGAGTACATTGGGATGGGACGCCACACAAGCGATGGCGACAATGAGAGAATTGCTGAATGCTAAGTCACAACATGTGAGATTAGAAGCGGCAAAGGATTTGATGGATAGGGCTGGGTTTAGGGTAGACGCACCGAGAAGCACTGGCACTAACGTACAGATTAATTTCAACGTGGACTAGGGGGTCCCAAGATGAAATAGACTGTGTGTAGAGAAGGGGCTTAGAAATACGGAAGCTGTCTTACCTATGAGGTAGATCACACTCACGATATTTGTTATAAGTAGTTTAATCGGAAAATATTTTTTTACATAGGAGTCGATTATGGGAAAGAGCGGTGGACCTAGCGGAGCTGAGAAAGTTAACTCCGAAAAGGCTAGGACTCAATTAAAAGCAAGAAAGAAATCTATTGAGGACAGCATTATTGGTAAGATTCCTAGTATGGCTAATGTTGCTGGTGGGTATAACTTAAATAAGCAAATTAGTGATTTAGACGATAAAAAGAATTACGCAGTTGCGGTTCCGGGAACATCTTTTGCGGCACAAGGTCAGGCTTACACAGAGGCTCCGGGAATGAAGTCAGATGCAGAAAAGGCATCAATGGGACTGGCAGTTGGTAGTGGGTTTGGCAAAATGACTGCAAGTCGTCCTTCTGGAAGTATTGGCAAGGTTAGCGCAACTAAGCCACCGAAGGGTTCTGGCGAGGGTTACGTTGGTGACGTTGCTGGTGTCGTTAAAGTTGGCGAGATGTTTGGCATGGAAACCAAGACATTTACTGGCAAGACTGGTTACAGTCCTTCTGGTCAGAAAATGGATAGCTCAATGGGTGGTGGTGGAAGTGCTTCTAAGCCAGTAGCCGCTCCTGTTGCAGTTGACACTACAAGTCCAAGCACACAATTAAGTGCGGCCGCCAAAGCTAAACTAGCTCAAAGTGGCGGATCATCTACTGACAGACGATTGTTTGGATTGGCATGAACATAGACTACAAGCCTCCGGGAGAGGTGGCTAAGTCATTTATGAAAGACGAGTCTTTTGTGCGTGGCATAAGAGGTCCTGTTGGTTCCGGCAAGTCAGTTACTTGTTGCATGGAGATTATGCGTAGGGCGATTAAGCAAGAGCCTAATCAGTCAGGTGTTCGCAGATCAAGATGGGCTGTTATCAGAAATACAAATCCACAGCTAAAGACTACTACAATTAAGACATGGCGTGATTGGTTCTCTGATGAAATGGGGAAGTTTGTCTGGTCGCCACCTTATACTCACAATGTAAACATATCTTTGCCTGATAAGACTGCTGTTGAGTTAGAGGTTATCTTTCTTGCTCTTGATAAGCAGGAAGACATAAAGAAGCTATTGTCTCTTGAGTTAACTGGCGTTTGGATTAATGAGGCTAGGGAAATACCGAAGAGTATTGTTGATGCGTGTACTATGCGTGTTGGCAGATTTCCAAGTATGAAAGATGGTGGTGCTAGTTGGGCTGGTGTCATTATGGACACTAACGCTCCTGATGAAACACACTGGTGGGGTATCATGGCCGGAGAAGTTCCCGTTCCTGAGTTCATGCCAGAAGACGAAAAGCTTTTGATGATCAAGCCTGATGATTGGACATTCTACTCACAGCCTGGAGCGATGACTGAGAAGAAGGATGAGAGTGGAAAGTTTATAGGTTACGAGCCTAATATGCACTCAGAGAATCGTAAGAATCTAAAGTCTGATTACTATGACAAGATCATTCTGGGTAAAGCCCCAAGTTGGGTTAAGGTTTATGTTATTAATGAATACCAGACTATTATGGATGGTAAGCCTGTATATCCGACATTTAGAAAGGAAACTCATGTTTCAGCGTCACCGCTCGAACCGCAAGACGGCAAGGAAGTTATCGTTGGCATTGACTTTGGCCGCACACCGTCGGCAATCTTTTGTCAGCAAATACACTCAGGAAGATGGACAGTATTCCATGAGCTTATCGGGCAAGACATGGGAGCCGGAAGATTCGCAGAAATACTTAAAAGAGACATTGCTAGAAACGGATGGGATAAGCACAGCTTTAAATTCATAGGTGATCCGGCTGGTAATCAGATGGCACAAACCAGTGAGCAAACTCCATTTATGATTATGAGAGCAAATGGAATTGATGCTAGGCCAGCACCATCTAATGATGCCAGTCTAAGAATAGAAGCAGTTGAATCTGTTGTTAACAGACTATCCGATGGATATCCTAGTTTGCTTATAAGCCCTACATGTACAGTTTTGCTTGCAGGATTTGAGGGTGGATATCAGTATAAGCGCGTTTATCATATGGGTAACGAGAGATTTGAAGAGAAGGCTTCTAAGAATAGGTTTAGTCACATACATGATGCTCTTCAGTATGCAATGTTAGGGGGCGGTGAAGGTCGTAGAGTGATTGTAGGCACAGGGGGTCGTCCTACCCCCACAACCGTAGAAAGAGTTGGGAGTCCATTTGGGCGTATGAAACGGAGCAATCGTTTGGCTAGAGGTTCTAAGTGGTAGATCACTGGGTAATTTGCTTTCAGAAGTCAGATAACATTGGATTATGGCGACTTTTTACTCTTTTTAGGCAGGATTATGGACATGTTTTTGCCACAAAGTTTATTCCGGAGCTAAAATCATGGTTAGTAGTAGATTTTTCTAGTGAAAGACTGCACATAGACTTACTTATGGGTGAGGAATCTGACAAACTCTTTTTAAAAATGATGAGTAGTACGGCATGTGTTGAAATACAGTGCAAGAATGATATTATACAGCTACCTAGATTAAACTATTGCACCAGTTTTATTAAACACATAATAGGAATAAAGAAGTTTTGGATTTTAACCCCTTATCAACTTTATTGTGAATTGATAAAATTGGGAGGAAAGCGCATGTTTGAGACTGAGAAGGAGACTTGAAATGGGTATGTTTGGTGGCAGTAAGCCAAAAGCTGATCCTGAGTTGGAAGCCGCAAAAAAGGCTGAAAAGGAAAAGGTTGCCGCTGAACAAGCGGCTGAAAAAAGGCGCATTGAAGAACTAGATAGAATGCGTAGAGCTAATTTACTTGGTGGTAAATCTTTACAATCAGAAGAGCTAGAGGGATACACAGGATTTGTTCTTCCTCCCAGTTTAGCAAAAACCAAAAAGATGGGGACATTCAATGCGAACGAGTGATGGAAATCCAGAAGCACCATCTGCTGGTGGTGATAAGCAAGAATATGAAAACATTATGCGTAAGTACAAGAAGGCTAAAGGTCGTTGGCATTCTTGGACTGACATATGGGAAGAGGTTTACGATTACGTTATTCCTCACCGTGAAAGTTTTTTTCAAGAAAGCTCTGCCGCAAGACGTACTGAAAACATATATGATGAGACTGCTGTAACAGGTCTTCCTAAGTTTGCTTCTAGATTACAGTTAGGTTTCTTTCCTCCAAATGGTAGAGCTTTTAAGCTTATGCCCGGAACAGAGTTTCCAAAGGCAGAAATTACAAAGTCCTTACAAGAAGAGCTTGATCGTATAACAGACATGTTACATGAGGGTCTTCGTAACTCTAATTTTAATTCTGAACTTCATGAAGGCCTGCAAGACTTGGGTATGGGTACTCTTAACATGCTAGTTGAGGAAGGTCGTTTTGTTGGCGATCTACATTTTACGTCAGTGCCACCAACTAATGTAGCGTTACTTCCGGGGCATATGGACGGAATTAATTCGTGGTTTAGATGGAACAATGAAACAGAACTGACTGAAATTAAGCATAGATATCCTGACGCTAAGTTTAGCGATAAGATGTCTCAGGTTCAGAGAAAAGACCCACATAGAAAAACTAAGATCATTGAAGCTACAATGTATGATGAAAAAGATAGGTTTAAGGATGAGTACACATACTATCTTGTTTCGGAAACAGACAAGCAGATTCTTATCAAAAAGACATTAAAGGGTCGGGGTGACAATCCTTGGATTACTACACGTTGGTCAAAGTCTGGATTTGAAGTATGGGGAAGAGGTCCTGTTCTTCAAGCAATGCCAGCGATTAAGACTCTTAACCTTACAGTACAGCTTATCCTTGAAAATGCTGAAATGGCTATTGCTGGTTCATTTGTTTATGATGACGATGGTGTATTTAACCCAGATAACATAACAATACAGCCGGGAACTTTTATTCCAAGAAGCCCCGGAAGTAGTATTGACTCATTGCAGAGTGCTGGTAGATTTGATGTTGCACAGCTTGTCTTAGATGACATGCGTAGAAATGTTAGAAAGGCTTTGTTCATTGATGAGCTTGATACCAGACCAAATGCGAGAACACCTTTATCGGCTACAGAAGTATCTGAAAGGCTTGCGGATGTTGCGAGGGACATGGGTGCTGTTGCAGGTCGTATGCAGAAAGAATTTCTACAGCCTCTGGTTGAACGAATTATCTCAATCTACACAAAGCAGGGATTACTGGACATCCCAAAGGTTGATGGAAAAGAACTGCGGATTGTACCAGTTTCACCATTGCTCAGAGCGCAAGACCAACAAGATGTCTCAGACTTTGTAAGGTTTCAACAGACTGTTGCACAGACATTTGGTCCTGAGATAACTCCATTGTTGTATAATCAAGAAATGGTTATAAAATACTTAGCAAGCAAATTTGGTGTTCAAGAGGACTTGTTAGCTGATCAAGCACAGGTCAAGGGTAACTTAGAGCAGTTGCAACAAGTTATGCAACAACAGCAACAAGGTATGCCACAATGAAACAACATGCAGAGGTATCTATAGATGGAAAAGTCTATGCTAAAGAAACTGAAAAAGACCTTAATAGTAAAGCCTACGCTCTCTTCGGCAGTGGTATTGGAAGAGATTTTGTATCGTACTTGGAATCGATCACAACGAATAACGTATACCCTGCGGGAGTGGGCATCGAAACACTAGCTCATGCTGAAGGTGCTAGGTGGCTAATGGCTATTATTAAGAAGCGTTCTGAGTTGGGGAGAAAGCAAGTTGAGTAAACCTTCAAATCCAAGCTTGTATGCAAAAGCAAAAGCTATTGTAAAATCCAGAGTCAAGAAATGGCCTAGTGCATACGCATCAGGTCAGTTAGTCCAACAGTATAAGAAAATGGGCGGCAGATATAAATGAGTCTAGACAAGTGGTTTAATGAAAAATGGGTTGATATTTCTACCAAGAAAGATGGTAAGCATCCTCCTTGTGGAAGAAAGATGGGTGATGGAAGGAGCTATCCTAAATGTGTTCCGTCAAAGAAAGCGGCATCAATGACAGCATCAGAGAAAAAATCAGCATCAAAAAGAAAGATGGCATCAAATCCATCCAAGGGCGGCAAAAAACCAACTTTTGTAAGGACGTAAAATGGCAGATACATGGCAAAGAAAAGAAGGGCAAAACCCAGAGGGAGGACTTAATGCAAAGGGCAGAGCCTCACTCAAAGCAAAGGGGCAAAACATAAAGCCACCTGTTTCAGCAAAGCAAGCTAAGAAAAGCCCGAAAGCGGCCGCAAGACGTAAAAGTTTTTGTAAGCGGATGATGGGTATGAAAAAGAAGCTTACAAGTAAAAAGACGGCTAATGACCCTGATAGCCGTATCAACAAAGCACTAAGGAAGTGGGATTGCTAAATGAATGAAGAATCAGAAGTACAGGTAGAAGAAGGTTCTACAGAACAGGTTCAGACAGAAGCTATGTCGGAGCAACCTGATAGACCAGAATGGCTACCAGAAAAATTTGAAAGACCAGAAGAATTAGCAAATAGCTATAAGGAATTAGAGAGAGCTTTTTACTCAAGAAAAGAAGAGTTGAGAAGTTCTATTGTTAATGAGCTTAACGATGAAGCTAAGTCTAATGCTCCAATTAGCCCTGCTGATTATGAAGTTAATTTCCAAGCACCAGATGGTATGGAACTAACTGTTAGCGAAGATGATCCTTTATTAGATTGGTTTCGTGGCAAGTCACATGAATACGGACTATCTCAAGATGAGTTTAATGGCCTTGTTTCAGAGTGGGCGGCTATGGAAACACAGCGTGGTCCTGACTGGAATGTAGAGTCAGAGTCTCTTGGTGAACATGCAGAGCGTAGACTAGAGCGTGTAGATTCTTGGGCTGGTAAACATCTTTCAGAAGATGCCTATAGTGCCTTTGCAAATATTCCAGCATCAGCAAACATGGTTCATTTGTTTGAAGAGCTTATGGAATTGAATGGTCAACCTAGATTTGCAATGACTACTGAAACACAGTTTCAAGAGCGTGTAACAAGAGAAGACTTAATGCAAATGCAACAAGACCCCAAGTACTGGAAAGATAAAGACCCAGTATTCATCTCAAAAGTAAGGGCTGGATTTGAGCAATTATCACGACAATAGTATTGTGAATATTTTACATGATAATATTGTGTTATTTTTTATTTGCTTATAATTAGCCCTGATTCGCTAGATAACCTAACGGCCTATGCGTTGATGGACAAACTACTTATGGCGTTGTTTTAACTTTTTTTTAAGGAGCTAGTAATGGCTACACCAACTATTAGTACTTCCTTTATCGAGGAGTTTGAATCTGGCGTTCATATGGCTTATCAGCGCATGGGTTCAAAGCTTCGTAGCACTGTTCGTACCGCAAGTGGCGTTAAGAACAAGACTACATTCCAGAAAATCGGTAAGGGTTTTGCGACAACTAAGGCTCGTCATGGCAACATTGCCCCGATGAACCTTGAACACACAAACGTATCTGTCACTCTTGAAGATTACTTCGCTGGTGAATGGATTGATGATCTTGATCAACTGCGTATCAACCATGATGAAATGCTGGTTGCACAACAGTCAGGTGCTTATGCGCTTGGTCGTAAGACTGATGAACTGATCCTCGATGCAATGGATACAACAACATCTACTGCTAACGAAACAACCAATGGTGCTACACTTGCATGGGCATTCAGTCTGATGGAATCATTTGGAAACAATGACGTTCCTGACGATGGTCGCCGTTATGTAGTTGTAGGCTGGGAAAATTGGTCACAGCTAATGGACTTAGATGAGTTTTCTCGTGCTGAGTATGTTGGCGAAGCTGATCTTCCATTCCAAAATGCAATGACTGCAAAGCGTTGGCTTGGCTTTACATGGTTTCCATTCTCAGGTCTTGCTGATGATGGCACAAACCGTAAGTGTTTTGCTTGGCATGCTGACTCAATTGGTCATGCAATTGGTGCAGATGTTTCATCAAACATGCAGTATCACAACGACAAAGATGCCTACTTTGCGCTTAATAAGATGCAGATGAATGCTGTTCTTATTGATCCAAATGGTTGCTTTGAAGCTTCACTGAAGAAATAAGGAGATATTATAATGGCTTTTATTAAAGACGATTTATCCCTTGTTAACTACAGTGGCAACGGTTTCCATATTTGGCATTATACAACAGCAGATGCAAGCACTGTTGTTGATGGTGCTGGTTACTTTAATAGTGCCGCTAATGAGATGAACATTGGCGATGTTATTTTTGCTAACACAGCTACTGGCGGCACACCTATCTATGGTATGTTTGTCGTCAATGCTAATGATGGTAGCACAGTCGATGTAGCTAACATGGTAAGCTTGTCAGCGACTGATTCTGACTAATGGCTAGACCAACAATTAAACGGAAGGTGGCGGCTAAAGAAGTCGCCCCTTCTAATTCCAAAGTTAAGAAGCTTCGCAATGGAGTTGTTACTTTTGGTAAGAATGTTACTCTTGGAAGGTATGCAAAATGAAAACGTGTTCAACATGTCCTCACCCAGCTAAGTGTCGTGGTGCTGGTAAATGCTTAAAGCAATCAAAGTCATCTAAGACAATGGGTAAGCCGTCTAGTGCTGGTTATGGTAAGTAATGCCAACTACACCCTCAACAGATATTGAAGTAGCACAGAAGGCAATGGTTCTAATTGGTTTAGAGCCATTAACTTCTTTTACAGATAATACAGACGAAGCTCTGGTTATGAATACAATCTTTGAGGATGTTGTTGCTGATTGCCTAGCTCAACACAACTGGAACTTTGCATCTGGTCAAAAGCAGTTAGCTAGATTAACAGATGTTCCGGCAGATAGATGGGATGCGGCATATGCTCTTCCTACAAGCCCTAGAGTTTTACAAGTTCAAACAGTTACTATCGATGATGCGCCTCAACAATATGATATTTATGAGCGTTATTTATACATTAATGCTCAAGAGAGTGATGTCGTAGTACTGAATTATATATTTAGACCTGAGACGCAATATTGGCCTCCAGCGTTTACTATGTGGACTATATTTAGATTGGCTTCTATTTTAGCTCTTTCTGTTACAAGAAAGTCTGATATAGCTGGTCAGTTTACAACATTGGCAGAAAATCAATTTAGAAGAGCAAAAGCTAGAGATAGCCAGCAAGTAACAACGCAAGGCCTTCGCTTGAGCAGATACCACCGAGTAAGATTGGGCAATGGTATCTATGATAGAATAGAAGGCACAACTTCATGAGTCTTAAATGGCATTACTTAGATCGTTTTATTCAAACTTTACTGCTGGAGAACTAAGTCCTCTCTTGTCTTCAAGGGTAGATTCTGATGCGTATAAGAATGGTCTAAAGACTCTCAGAAACTATAGGATACTATCTCAGGGCGGTGTAAGACGCAGACCGGGTATGCAGAGATTGCAAACCCTTTCTAATGTTGCCTTTCAGACAGAACCTTATATCTATGATGAAAATGAATCATACATACTTCTATTTAGTAATACTAAGTTAGAAGTTGTAGACGTATCTAATCCCAATACAATTGTTGATACAATCACTTCCTGTCCTTGGACTACTGCAATGATTGGCAGTCTATCTGTTGCTCAATCTGGTGATACAATGATTATTGTTCATCCTGATATGGCTATGCAAAAGCTAACAAGAACTGCGGTAGATACATTCTCTTTATCAGATTATGATTTTGATCATAGTGGTGCGGCACATTATGAGCCTTTTTATAGGTTTGTTGCAGAGGACGTAACTATTACTCCTCAGAACAGCAATACTAACAGTCAAACATTTACAGCAAGTGCGTCAATATTTTCTTCAGAATGGGTCGGTGAGCATATTCAATATACTGATAGTGCCGGAACAGTTGTTCACATTGAGGTAACAGGTTACACGTCTGCAACAGAAGTAGTAGGAACATTCAGTGAGGCAGTCGCAAATACAAATGCAAGAGACACATGGTCTGAACAAGTGTTTTCAAGTCGTAAGGGTTACGCTAGAAGTGTAATATTTCATGATCAAAGACTTATATTCGGTGGATCAAGAGATTTGCCAAACCATATATTCTTTTCTAAAGTTGGTCAGTTCTTTAACTTTGATGTGGGTACTGGACTTGATGATGAATCAATTCAAGTTCAAATAGCTGAGAACCAAGTGTCAGAGATTAAGTCTATGGCATCATTAAGGCACTTAATCATTTTTACATCTGAGCAAGAGCTTTATGTTCCTACTGTAGATGATCGTCCTCTTACACCTTCTACAATATCTATTAAGAAACAAACATCTTATGGTAGCGGAAATGTTGCTTCTGTAGAATTTGATGGTGCTGTAGTATTCTTAACAAAATCTAAGGGTGCAATTAGAGAGTTTATATTTTCTGACATCAGTCAAGCCTATGCGGCTGATGCGCTTACCTTATTAGCTCCGCACCTAATTGGCTCTCCTTCTAATATGGTTTCTCAAAGAGAAGCGTCAGACCAAGCTGAGTCTTATTTATATGCTGTTAATGATGATGGCAAGATGCCTGTCTTTGTCAGTATAAGAAAAGAAAAGCTACAAGGTTGGGCGGAATATTCTACAGATGGCAATTACAAGAATGTAGTTAATGTAAATAGAAACGTGTATGCAATCACAGAAAGAACCATAAACGGATCAACACTTACGTCTTTAGAGCTATTGAGTAATCAATATCATTTAGATTGTGCTATTAAGCAAACAAATGGTTCAGCAACAAAAAACTGGACTATATCATACTTACCTAACACAGATGTATATGTTAAGTCAGGAAACTACTCTCTGGGAAGCTATACTACAGATGGTAGTGGAAACATAACCTTAACAGATGCTGTTACCGAAGTTGAAATTGGCATTAACTATACTCCTACATTAACAACACTGCCTCCTGAGTTCCAATTAGCTAATGGTGTTAGTATTGGTCAGAAGAGAAGAGTTGTTAGGGTTGTTCTTGATCTAAATGAAACCTTAGATGTAAAAACAAAAGGCACTAATTTGCTTATTAGACGAGTAACAGATGACTTCTCTGTTGAGCCTTCTGCTGTTACTGAGCGCAAAGAAGTGTATTTACTTGGGTGGGGAAAAGAGGGTAC